ATTGGGTAGTTGGGGATCGTCATTTTTACTATAGGTTTCTCCGCCTGCTCCGTGGATAGCATAACCTGTACCGCCTTTTATAACTATATCTGCATTTATATACTCATTGTAATCTGGTGTGTCTGTAAATACTTTGCTCTTATATACAATGTCGAAATGATCGAAAGGGTGATACCATTCAACCATATCACCGTTTGCTTTGTGATAAGCCGATATTTTCATAAGTGGTAGGTTGGGGAAATTAACCCCATCCACATCAATTAACCCTACTCGCTTCATTCTTTGTATTTTGTTGGTTCTTTATATCCTACCTCTCGTTTTAGCTGGGCGGTCTCTTTCTCGCTGGTTAAAGATTTCATCCGCTGGGCTGGGTATAGCTGGCGGTTCATCACAAAGGTACGTATATGCTGCACACCGTTTTTGAAGTTACAGAGGAAAGTACCGCCGTCGAAATACAGGTAGCCTGTTTCATTTAGCTTATCTTCGGCACTGGTATTAACTGCTATACCGTCAATAATACGCTGTTGTGCCTCTGCCAGTGTGCCGTGGAATTGCCGACGCTCAATATAGCGGTTAATAGCGTGTGAGTGTATCACCGTCAAAAAGAATTTGCCTGTATCGGGGTCTTTTGAGGCTGTTACAAACGCTTCGCCCTCTGCACCGTCAACAATAACAAAAGGGCGTGTAAGTATGCCTTTCTTTGGGAATATATAGTGTATATACATTGCCGGGGTCTTATCAGGTGTGTTTACCCGGCACACTACCCGGCGTTTACCCATCTTAACGGCTCTTTTTACTCTGTCGGAATTAACATTTCTCTCGCCGTAGCCAATTACCGCCTGTACTGCTGGCAGTAAGTCTTGAAATGTGGAATTTTCGTTCATTACTCTGTATTATTTTCGGTTAATATATCTTCTGTAAGTATCTGTTTTGAGCGGTATAGGTAGCCGTTTACCTCTATGATTGTGTACATATCCTTATCTTCTTTTATGTCGTGGAAAGCCTGTTTTGCAGCTTCACTTTTACTGCCTTTGAGCTTCTTAACATCAAAGTCGCCCTTATACCTGTTCATAGCATTACTTTTTATCTATCCTTATCACAGAAAGTAATTCTGTCGTTATGGCAATATGCCTGTAAGTAATTGGTAGGTGCTGCTCGTAGTCTTTGGGGTTTATGGTTACTATGCCATCCAGTCGCTCTATCTCGTTACCCTCGGCATCATAAATAACCGTGTACTTTTCTATTACAGGCTGGTTAAAGTTGTCTATCGTTTCCTTTTGCATTTCCTTTGATATTTGTAGTTGCATACTATCTTTGCATTATCAAACAGGTATATACCGCCAAAGTCTTTGCACGTCTGGCATACTGTACGCTGGCCACACCTGCTTGTTTTCGGCTTCACCCTCGGACAGTCCGGGGCGGTTATCTCGTATTTCAGTATTCGTATCATAGTTAGTAGGGGGCGTTTTCGTTATCAAAATCAAGGTTATCATCGTCGGGATCATCGTTACTGTCGCCAAAGTCCAGCTTGGCGGCATTAGCGGCTTCGAGGGCTGCTTGTTCTAGGCTCTTAACAAGGTGATTGGAGTTATCCCACGGCACATTGTCGCTTTGGTTTTGTTGTACCGTTACATATCGGCCATTGATAGTGTTATACTTAAAGTAGGCTGTACCACGGTGGCCAAGGTGCTTAAAGCGTACCTTTAGCACGTGTGCCTCTGTACCCTCCCACGTATCATCATCAGCGAAACGCCGGAATATAGATATACCGTAGTCGGCTTTATTATTGAAGTGTGCGCTGTCGGATATGTCATACAGGGTGGGTGCTTCGTACTGGCCTTGCTTGTTTTTCTGCATCTTGGCTGGGTGTGCTACGAGGAATACCAGTACGTCATTAATCTTTGCGAAGGTCTTTAATTTTGTAAGCATTTCACTTACATACTCGGTCTTACTCTGTCCGGGTTGTTGGTCGGTCTCTATGTAGTTATAGGGGTCAATAACCAGCCCACGTATGCCATACTTACGCACCAGTGAGCGAGCCTTTGAAAGTATGTTGTCGAGCCTGTAGTTATCTTCCGGGGAAATAAAGTAGTAGTCTGTGGCCAGCCGTTGTTTGGCTGCGGTGTACTCGCCTACTGGTAGTGTAGTGTGGCCAAACTTCTTACCTGTGTATTTCTCTATCAGCTTGGCGGCGTGGAGTTCCAACGGCTCGTTTTCGGGTGAGAAGTACGCCCAACGCCACTTATAGCGTAGATTGAGGCGGTATATAATTTCATCCAAAAACTCACTCTTACCGTGGTTTGGTATGCCAGTGACTATTGCCAGCATACCTGTTTTGAAGCTACATAACTCGTCAAAGAATGGGTGGCCAATGGTCGCGCCCTTTTGCATACCTTTATAATAAAGCTCGTCGGCCTGTTGTTCTATGTCGGTGACGTTGAAAGCTCCTGTTATGGGTATCTCCCTTGCGTTGGTTATGCACTCTCGTAGGCTCTCTTTTCCATACTTAACAAGGTGTTCGTTGGCATCTTTGCAGCCATCGCCATAGTCAACTACCCGGCATCGCTCCACACCAAAACGGCGTAACAACTCGGCCTGTAGTTCTACGCCCTTGGTGTCATTGTCGCTGGCAATATAGATTATCTGCTTATCCTCGAAATAATCATCTTGGTAATCGTCCAGCCATTCAAGGTTACTGTTTGCTCCGTTGGGTACACTCACCACGGCTTTATATCCAGCCTCGACAAAAGCCAGCGTATCAAATTCGCCCTCGGTAATGATACAGGTAGTTTCACCTTTAATACTATCTATATTATAGGGTAATAACTCGGCATCCTGTACCAACTTAAACATCTTTTCGCCTGTACGATACTTAATATTAACCAACTCACCGCAGCGGTAGTAGTTAAATTGTATCGTATTCATATTGCCAAACGGCTTGCCGTTCTTTCTCGGCATTGGCTCTATACCCTCTCCTACCTTTGCGGCCTGTAGGGTGGCTTCGCTTATACCACGGCTGGCCATATATGCCAGTAGTTTTGCACTATAGGGGCTTTGCGGCTTGGGTTCGGGTTTCTTATACGTCTTGCGCTGCCGTTTGATAGGGTGGGTGTTGTACCAGTTCTGCTTGCGTTGCTGTTTCTCCCAATCTTCCTCTTCGGCTACGCTACCGCTCCAGCCGCAATGGTGACAGTTAAACTGCCCTGTGGCGAGGTTACACGATAGGCTCTTATCGTGTGGGTTGCCTCGGTTATCCCTGCAAGCCGGGCAGGTGGTCTTATAGTTACCACTGTTCCGGGTGCTGGGTACGTCTATATTATATTTCTGCCAGTTCAAAAACATAGTTTATTGTCTGTTAATCCATTGTTTGTTGATATTATCCCAATCACAGTTGGCATTAGGCCGCTGCGGTGCGTCGAAAGGTATTATTACAGGGTTGCCGGAAGCATCGTTGTAGCATAATACCAGATTGCCGCTTGTGTCGTGGGTGGTGTAGGTGAGGTTAGCCGCCTGTTGCGGTGCGCCTGTCCTTTCATCATAATTGCCGGATATTACCTTGTCGAAGTTGTTAGGCCGTATCAACCAGTCATAATTAAACCACGTCTTACCCTCTAACCACTTGGCGGCTGCTACCTTTTTGATAGCGTCGGCAAATACCTGTTTACCATACTGGCGTATTCGTGCGCGTGTAAGTTTTCTGCGCGTGTTCTCTATACTCTTCAACTCGCCGTAACGCCCTTGTGTGGTGATATTCCAGAATTTAACCAGCCCCAAATAGTCAATATCTGCATCGTCGGGGTCGTTCCCCGACACACCTACGCCAGTAGGTGTATTATTACTTTCTTTCTTCTTACTTCTTATATTCTTTAGTTGTGGTTGGTTGGCTGGTTGTGCTGTTGGTGGTGTTGCTGGTTGGTTAGTTGGTTGCTCCGTTGGTTGGTCTATATCTTCCGTACCTTGGTAATAATCGTAATTACTTATAGTTATAAGCGTATAAAGGTTGGTTGCCTGTGCCTGTATCTCCCCTGTTGAGGTTAGGTGTTCAAGTGCTGTACGTACCTCTTGCTCGGTAAGTCCAGTGCCTACCATTAGGCTGTTACGGCTGGTAATGAACGAGCCACGAGCCACGAGCTGGCCGCGCCACATCTTATCAGTAACATTGGCTTTCAGTAGGCAATACTGGAATAGGTGTGCCGTGTTAGGCACAGTAAACCAGCCCCAATCTAATAGCTTGCGAAATGATTTTACCCAGCCTCCGTTGTTCATTGTTAGTTGCTTTTATGGTTCATCATTGGCTGCATCAGTACTTCAAACCAATATTCACCGCAGCACCTCGCACACTCGGCGGCAAACTCTATTTGGGCTTTCCTTGCGGCGTTGGTGTCAAGGGTACGCAGTAGGGTTTTCATACGTGCGCCCCTTGCGCCCTGCCGGACAACGGTACGTGCTTTGCTCACACCTACACTGGTAAGCATCTTGCCTATCTGCACACTCACGAGGTGGGCGACAGTGGGGGTGTCGGCTTCGCCTGTCAGCTTGGCCAGTTTGTCGCGCATTTGCTTTCTCTCGTCATCAATGGCTTTTTTTATAACCTGTATATTATCCATAGTCTGTTACTCTGTTGGTTTTAATAGTATTAATTGTGTCTTTCCCAGCCGTATAAATGCTTCGGGGTGGTCTTTTGTTCTACGCCACACCGTGGTACGGCTGCAATCAAGGAAATTTGCAATATCGGCAATGCTCCCGGCACATAGTACCCGGTCATTGTACGACTGCGGCGGCTGGCTTTGGCTTTCTTGCGGCATAGGGCATTGGTGCTTCGGGGTGATCAACCATATATCGACGTAAGACATTCCATATAGAGTTGTGCTGTCTGTAGCCGTACTTCTTTGCCAGCACTTCACATATAGCGGACGGCTGGCTACCTTTGTTTAACTCGGCCATATACTCGTTATATATAGCCTCTCGCTTCTCGCGTTTCTCACGCTCAAAGTCAGTTAGCATAATTCCATCTGTATTACTCATTGTGTTCTGTTTTTGAGGGTTACTTATTGCGGTACTCTCTGTGGACTATATAGCCACGTTCTACCATAGCGGCGGCGTACTGCTCACCTTTGGCGACATCGGCAAACCAGCCGCTTTGTATCATACCCTTGTTGGCGGTCGTTACCGCTGTTACTCTTATCTGTTTCATTGTCTGTTGGGTTTTATTCCCCCTCACTGTGGAAAGTGAGGGGGTAAGGTTTAATAATTTAATTACGAAAGTGAATTATAAGCGAGGACAGGGCGGCTACGGAAGGTACCGAAAGAACGGGGGTCGTCGGCGAAGCATCCGCCGTCACCGTTGAAGTACCACGTGAAGACGCCACTGCAGTCAGCGGACGAACCGACAGGCCGCCATAACTCTTTACTTACGTACAAGTCGGCATCGAACTTATCACCGCCAGCCTCTACCAGCTTGGCGTTAATAGCCTCAATACAGGTGGCGATAATGAAGCCCTGCTTGCGGTTGAACGTGTCAAGGTTTAACTCTTTCAGTCTCGCCATCAGCGTATCGTAGTCGCAATCTTTCATTACGTTACCCTCGGCATCTTTAAGGTCGTGGAGTGCAATAACAAAGTCCTCTGTCAGTGCTTGCACCCTTACCATCTTCTCGCCATTGTGGACTATAATAGTTACCGCAGCATCGGGGTTACTGGTTGCCTGTTCGGTGGGTTGCTCCACCGCAGCGGTCGGGTTGATACGCTCCATTTCGTTACGCAATTCTGCCTTGCGCTTCATTGTGTCGCTCTCAATCTCTTCAATAACCTTTCTGTGGCGGTTGTGTTCGTTCAACAGGTTTTCTTGGAATACTCCCTGCTCGGCAACTGTGCGCTCACGGCGCATTACTTCTACTTCTGTCATTGCCTTGCGGATTTCTGCACGGCGTTCTACAACTTCAGTGTAGGTCATTTCGTTTTCGTTCATTGTCTGTTGGGTTTTAATTGTTTGATTTATCATATTGTTTACATTGCCGGGGTTTGTCGGCAAACTGTTTCTTCGGGCTGTCCGGGGTAAGCCCCTTTGTGCATACGCCCATAAAATACTCTCCGTTTTCGAGGCGGTGGCTTATACCCTCTGTGTCGCGTTTGAAATGCTGGCACTCGCCACAGTACACGGTTGGTAACTTCTGCTTGCCTCTGGGTGTTCTTTGTGCTGCCATAGTTATAGTAATTCATCTACGGCGTTTCTGGCCTTGCAAGCGGCCACGTCTAACGCTTCCAGTATTGAACTTTCATAACCTTTCTCGCACCAGCCTATTACTTCCCATTGGTTGGTAGTGCCGTTGTGAGATACCACGATACCGCAAAAGCCATCGTCAATAGCTTGCTTTGCGGCCATTTTCCGCTCGGTCTCGGATTGGTTGAAAAAATCTTGTGCCATAATCTGTTGAGTTTTTGATTGTTAATATACTTCGTACTCTATGCCATTTTGTCGGCAATACAGCTCTGCTTCTGCGAGGCTGTCGTGGTTGGTGTAGTACAGCGTATTACCTATGCGC